ATGTAATATTGTACTGTTTTATCACTGTCAATACACGTTTCTTACCCGTACCCGGTACATGTTTACACATAATTACAGGTTTCTTACCCACTATTACCCATTATTTACCCAACTTAACTATTGTTTAAATAGTTAATAATTACGCATAGTTACAACCCGGCACTTGACATACCCAGAAATGTACACTAGTATACTAGTGTATACATGTAGTTTATACATAATATATACTTAACGTATATATTACAGTGTTATCTACGTTGTTATAACTAGTACTTGACTTTCCCTGTTCTAAACTATATATACTATAAGAGGACATGACAGAATCTGAATATAACAAGCTCCGGAATTATGTCTATAAATCTGGATACCTACATGGGTTTACAGCTGAAGACTGTGACGACATTCTTCACGATGCCCTTCTGGACTATTATGAACTAAAAGAATCTGTTGACATACTCAAATTAGTATGGAAGAGTATAGGAAAGCACAGAGAACAGAGACACAGGATGGGAAAGCGTCAGGTGTCAATGAAACATTTTGAAGATAAGGGAGAGATATGAATAAAACATTAAACTCATTATTTGATGCTATTCCTGTTTATGAAAATAAGATAGTAAAATTTTTAGAAACATGCTATAATTATGCATGGTCTTACAGAGCTACTGCCAAGGAATTAGGCATTAATCACAAAACAGTTAAGAACATACTTGAAAGTATCAAAAATACTCCACAATATTATTCTTTCATGGGTAAATTAGAAATACAAATACAAAATTTTTCTGACCCTAAATTTAGTCACACCATCTTTGACAGATATGAAGAACAGTTAAAAGATATTGAAGACAGAATTAAAAAAGCAGATAAATCCGGGGACAAGACTTCACTTATGAATTTACTTAGATTAAAAACTACAGTATTAAAAGACCAACTCAAAGCTTCTCTGGTTGCATCTCAACATAAGAATGAGGCTGTTGAAATTGCTGATGCAATTTCTAGCATGTCAGAAACAGCTTGGGAGGAATACAATGAAAAAGTCCAGTGATTTGCCCGGAAGCCCGGACATGATTAAAGAGTTTAACAGACCAGGTGGTAGATACGTTCCTGCTTGGATTAAGGGGAATAAAATAAATGAAGGAAAAAGCAAAGAAATCAAAACCAAAGTTAAACAAAGAAGAAAATCTAAGAAAGGAACATAGGGAGTATTTAAAGAAACAGGGTGTGTCTCTGGATAAAAATTACCGGAACATGACCTATGAAGAAAAACAACAATATAAGATGAAAGGAGCAGAGGCTGCTGGAAGTTTATTACTCAGTGGTTTTGAATATTCACCGGGTGGTATGGGCATTAGAGGTATATCAGCTGGAATAAAATTAGCGAGGAATCCAGAGATGATAAAGAAGTTAGCAGGAAAAGTAGTTAAGAAACTTACAAAGAAAAAGACTAAGAAGAAAAAACCAAGTAGTGCACAGAAAGATTATAAACAACAATCTGCTCTGCAAAGAGAGTCGGGTACCAGGTCTACATCTAGAGTAGGTACGATGGATTCTAAAGGTAACTATAAACCAAGGAGAAAACCAAAGAGGCAAAACTAAAAACTAAAAAGAAAAAGTAGGAGAAGGAGAAATATTATTATGCCATACGGAAAAGGAACATACGGGTCAACCAAGGGAAGACCACCAAAGAAGAAAAAGCCACTGATGTTAGCAAAGAAAGGGCTAAAAACAAAACTAAAAAGACCAATGAAAAGGGGTAAAAAATAATGGCAAGTAAATTATCAGAGCATCAAGCTCTTAATGTTTTAACTGGTGGTGGCGGGTACGATTTAGTAACTAACGCTACTGTTAACTCACATATATATGTAGCTATTACAGTACTTGTAGGAACTGAAGTTATTGCTGATAACACAGCAAGTGGAACAGTAACTGCAGTATCTGTTGATACAGATATATGGGACAGCTTATCTACAGTTGAGGTACCAATGGGTACTACAATATATGGTAGATGGAATTCTGTAACTATAGGAGCTAATGATACGGCTATAGTGTATAGAGAAGAAAGCACTACATAGGAGGCTTTATGTTTGGATGGCTTACAATATTAAAGACAGTCTTAGGTATAAGCGGTAAAATTTTTGGTAAATTTAAACAACAGAAATATGTAGAAAAAGTAAATGAAATTAAAAGACTTAATTTTAAAATACGTCAACGTGAACTTGAAAGAGAGGCACTAAAAAAAGCAGATGAAGAAATTAGCAATCATCGTGATTATCTTAATAAGTCTTAGTAGTTGTTCAACTCTTAAGTTTTGGACAGCAACTGAGGATACAAACAGATACGAAGGACCTAACTGTCCTTCAGTAACTGCATGTAATATAGAATCACATGTATTAAAACCCGAAGATATGCGTTGTTTAGCCAAACAAAAACAGGCATACAAATCCTGTATTTGGTTGCATGAACAAGCATGGGATGCACTAAACGCTAAGTAGGTTGTGGCAAAGCTGAGGAGACTTAGCACCGCCAATACAGCCTGCCTAGTTGGAATATTATGATAAGAGACTGGTGGTTTAAAGATAAAAAGATGTTAGCGTTATGGAGGAAAATCCATAACATGACTCCTGAGGAATTTAAAAAGATTGACCCAAAAGTTAAAGCAGATTTACAGTACTGGTATGGTAATTTATTCTTTTTTAAACCCTATCCTGCACAAAAGCCTATTATTGATGATGACGCTTTTTCTGTGTATATTCATGGTAATAATAGTTCTGGTAAATCGTATGTAGCGGCTGCTAAAACAGCGTACAATATAATAGGATGGAATCCTTACTATGACATACCTAAACCTAAATATGGAAATAGAATTATATGGGCATTTAGTCCCTCATTTGATATACAGAGAACTTCAAGTCAGGTGCATTTATTCTCAACAGATACTCCGAATGACATCGGGCTATTGCCCTCTATAGAATCCATAGAAAAACGTGGTGGTAAAGTGGCGTGGGGTAAGAATAGATGTATTGACTTTGTTAGATTCTGGGATGGTACATTACTTGAATTCAAATCCGCTGAAATGAAAACACAGAACTTACAAGCTTCTGGTATTGATTTCTGCTGGTTTGATGAGTGTCCACCAAACGTAATGCATGATGAGATTCTTGCTAGACTATTAAGAAAATCTGGTAAGATGGCTATGAGTTTTATTGTAGAAGATGCTACAGCAAACTATATAGTACAAGATATCTATGCTAGGCAGGAAGAAGACCCGGATACATCATTTCATTTTATAGATGTATATGACAATTTATCTCTGGAAGAAGAAGAGATAGAAAGATACAAGAAAAGATTTACTGAAAGTGCAATGCACTGGAGATTTAGTGAAGGGGGTAAGTTTCAGTTACAACCTAAGGGTGCTCTGGTATATCCAGATTTCTCTGAACAACATGTTGTGGATAATTTAATTGAACAATATGACCCACTAAGAACTCTATGGAGAAGCTGGGATATGGGGTTTGTTAGACCTGCATGTGTTGGATTTCAAATAGATAAGTATGGTAGAAAGAATATACTGTTTAGTTTAATGGGACACAACATTCAACTTACAGATTTTATAGATGAGGTTGAAAGTTATGGCAATGAAATATTACCTAAAATTATGCAAACAATGGATATACTCCCACATGATGCTAATAGAAAATATGATGTATCTCCTCACAGTGCTCTTGATATATTTAATACTAAAGGGTTATCTAACGTAGATACCATATATGTTAAACGAGATATGTCACATGCTCAAGCAAATGATGAGCTTAAAAAGTTTACTAAAGGAGAACCTATGGTAAGATTGGATAGTAAACATTGTATTATGTTATGTCAAGCCTTGGCGGGGTATACAAGACATGAGACTACAGGACAGCCTAGGAAAGATAATTATTATGAGCATCTTTCAGATGCATTTAAACTGGGATGTTATTATATGATGAAAAAAGTAGTAAATAACGTAGACGTGGATATCAAAGAGCCTGAATATTTTGGTATAAACTTTGGAGAACGTATTACAGAGAGGAAATTATTATCATGAAAGAACGGGATATAAAGAATTATTTTGGGTATATTGCCAAGGAAGCTGAAGATGGCTTTACTGGAGTTAGGAAAGACTGGAATGAAAACATGCTATTCTATATGGACGAGTATGAATTTGACAATAAGTTATCTTGGCAAACTAAAATTAAGGACCCTATAGTAGACAATTTAATTGTACGTATGACTAACTTCTTTGTTAGAATACTGATGTCTAGTGATAATAAATATTTTACTATAGAACATCCTGACCCATCTGTTAAAGCTGGGCTATCCAAACTGGTAGAATCTGTATTAAAGATGAATAAGTTTCCATTAGTTTTTGGGGATGCTCTTAAGATGGCTTTGTTAACTAGTCCATATATAACAAAGATATCTTATAATTATAAAAATGAATCATACCCTACCTTTGATGCTAGTACGGGTGCTTACGGCACCAGTGATAGTATTACTGGTAAAACAGAAATACATAATGTGGACCCTCTAAATATGAGGTTAGACCCAAATGGTAATCAATATATTATTGAATATAAAGAAGTTGACATGGTTGACTTTATGAATATGAGCCAAGTTAATGGATGGAAGAACGGAGATAAAGTAATCCGTGGAATGAGAAAACAAGATACTGAAGGAGATGCATCTTACAGACCTTCAGTAAAATTAGCTTACGTATTTTCCAAATGTCTCAGTGATGAGAACGGAAAAATACTAGATGAAAACGTGCACTTTATTATAGCTAATAAAGAGCATGTAGTTTATTACGGTAAGAATATCTTACCAAAAGGTGAATTCCCTTACATTGTGGGATTTCCCATGAAAGTACTAAAAGGTCGTTATGGTCGTGGATATATAACAAAGCTTAGGTCTTTGTTAAGTTCTTATGTCGAGTCAATGAACCTACTACTGGATGCCTTCACGTTAAATACACTAGGTGTATATGAAGTTGTTACAAACAACATAGAGACAGGCAAGGCACATTTATTTGGGTCAGTAGTACCAGGTAGACTTTACCCAGTCACGTCAACAGGAACTATTAATCAAGTATATAATAACTCGGTAAATCCAAATGCAACCAACCTTTTATTTACTCTTGACAGACTTATACAAAATAGGTCGTTCCAAAACGAGTTCTTTCAAGGGCAACCAACAAGTAAAGGAAGACCTACTGCATCCGAGATATCTAGCAAGACCCAAGAAACTACAGGGTTTTTTGCGGATATAGCAAATGAGATAGAGAGGGCTATCATAGAACCTACTCTACAATTACTCCTTCATACAGAGTTAATCTATATGAATGATGAATCTCATTTTGATTACAGTAAGTCCCTTGAGGATGCAGAAACGCTAGACGTGCTGAAGGTGATGACCTTTAATGAACGTATTAACGCCATTAAAGATTCTACACTTACAGTTAAGGGCATATCTGGAAAAGTCTTAAAGATGACTAATTTCCAGAAGTTGATGCAAATCATTAACGTGATTGGCAATATGCCTCAAGTTGCACAGGCTTTAGACCCTGTTAAATTTGTTGAAAGGATATTTGAATCATTTGATGAGAATCCTTCAGACATAATTAATATGGATTTGCTAAAGAATCAAGGTGGTCCTAGTGCAACCGAACCGGGTCAACAGGGAGCAGCACCTGCTCAACCTGAACAACCAACTAACATTGAGGAGGTATTAAACAATGTCAGAAGAAACCAATAAGAAAGTAGAAGAGCCAGTATCAGATGATACTAGAATACAAATTAAAGCTAAGGATGCAGCTGAACAGCTGTTACCTGGTGGTAAGAGTGTTCAAGAAATGTCTGCTGAAGACTTAACTACTTATACAGCCAACATGGCTAAAGCTGATAGACTGTATGCAAAACATACAGACAATTTAGCTGACACAGACAGAGAAGTTTTCGATGCGTTACTATTAGCAAGTGACCAAACTTTGGCAGTGGAGGAACGCTTTGAATTAGCAATTAGCAAATTCAATGCAGTCAAGAATCCTAAAGTAGAAGAAAAAGCGGAGAAAACAACGGAAGATTCCCCAAAAGGCACAATGGAAGCATCTGCTAAAGCAGCAGCTAATCCATTGAATAACGAACTTGAAGCTGAGAATGATGCACCTCTGGGAGATAACGAAGATTATTTCAAGTATATTTCAGAGAGATTCAAAAAACAGACAACAATGCAGAGGGGATTCAACGTAAAAAATTAGGTATAACAGGAGGTAACAATTATGCCACAAGGAGCAATTAGTTACTTAAATGAATCCGATAGACTTGCCAAAATTAAAATGGACAGTGACATCAGATTCCAAGCAGGTAACATGATGCAATTTAGAAACCTTGCAAAGCCAATAAAAGCATTTGGTAGAAACAAGGGTTCAGTAGTTGAAATTGAAAAGTATCAGAAACTAACTACTGCTACTAGTACAATTTCAGAACTACAATCATTGCCTATGCAAAAACCTAACGTAGGTTTCGTACAGGCTACAGTTAATGAATATGGTAACGGTGTATCTTACACTAAAAAATCACAAACATTAGCAGAGTATTCAGTTGATGAAACTCTTAAAAAGATATTAGCTATGAACGTAGCTGAATCTATGGACAAGGTAGCAGGGACAGAGTTCCAGAATGCAGATGTATTCTATACTCCAACTTCTGCAACAGCCGGTACATTAGATAAAGATGGTACTGTAAGTACTAACGCTGGAGCTTCAATCGGAGCAGCACATATCAGAGACATTATCAGAAATTTAAAAACTGATAACGTACCAAAATGGGATGGTAACAGTTATTTAGCTGTACTATCAGCATTTGCTATGGCTAAACTTTTTGAAGATACTCAAACAGGTGGTATCATAGATTTACATAAATATGACAGACCTGAAAACTTAATCAATGGTGAAATAGGTTCATACTTTGGTATGAGATTTGTTGAAGAAAACAACGTACTATCTAACACTATTGGTGGTTCAGCACATAACGGTGAAGGTATCGTTTTAGGATTCGAACCTGTAGTTGAGGCTTTAGTAGAGCCTGAAGCTACTATGGTAGAATCTTGGGACTTTGATAGATTCACTGGTATCGCATGGAACGCACTAACAGGGTTCAAAAAAGTTTGGACTAATTCAACTGATAGTGAGTACCATATGGTAAGAATTCACGATAACCAATAAGGAGGTAATTAACAATGGCGTTTAACAGTAAACTTCAATTTGCTATAATTCCAGTATCAGCTGACCTTGACGGTTCAGTTGCTGATGATTTTACCTTCAAGGTAAATCACCCTATAGTAGTTCATAGGTTTGAATTTATAGTACAAACAGCCGTAGTTGCAACATCTACTGCACCAGTAGTCTCTTTAGACTATACTGATACAGTAAACTCAACAGCTAGAGCTGAAAAAGTTACACTAACAGTTCCAAATACTACAGCAGCTGGTGTTACAATAGAAGCGGATTTAACTCCGTTCACTGTTGCTGACACTGACATCCTACACTTTGAAAGAAAAACTCAAGGTGCTGGAGGTACTACAGCTGGTGATGGGTATTACATAATTTATTATGAAATAATCCCAGACAGTAATGGAGTTGCCTAACCAATATGTGGTATAGAGTGCATTTGAATAGAATCCACTTTAACCCTTTGGATTTAGAGGGTAAGACTGTAAGGGTCTTATCCTCTGGTCCTATCTTTAACGTTGAAACAGAGACAGACGTTGAAGTTGAATTACTATATATGTTAGCTGAGGATAAGTCTGAGCTAATGCAGTTTATCAATAGATGGACTGAGAAAGATAATAGCTGGTATCAACTAGTTATTACAAAATTATCTGATATGTCTAGAGCAGGATTAACAGGAAAGTTAAAAGTATTTAGTTACAAAGGATATGCACTCTTTAGACGTATAAAAGACCACTTACAGTTTGAGACTAAGTATATGAATATAGGACAATTAAGTGCATATAATCTACAATCAAGAGATGTAAAAGAAGAAGTAAGAACTAAAGCTTGGAATACCATACCGGATGGTGAGAAGGTAGGACAAGATTGGGTACAGAAAAATGGTGGTAAATAATGAGAACTGAACTAAATTATGACAGAAGTAACATAGTAACTAAAGTAAAAAGTTTAGTTGGTAGAAACTTTACGGGTATAGATACAGTAATAAAAGATTTAATCAATGTTGCCAATGAATTATTTGGTAATACTGTGCAATCAGTTTATGATGAATTTGTATATACGCATACAATAACTAGTGGTGAAGTTAGTGCTAAAACAGATGAATATAACTTACCTAATAGAACTAAAGTAATACTAGATGCTTACTATATAGATGTATCTGGTAGTGATGATGTGTATTATCCAATAGATATACGTAGCCCTATAGATTTTAATGAGTCTGGTAGTTACGGCAAAGTTCAGAGAGCTGGTAGACCTAGCTTTGATTATTCTTCAGATACTATAAAGTTTGGAGCAAGTTACAATGGTGGAGGAGCTACTCGTGCTGATTATACTGGGATACCTCAGTTAGGTTACAGAGTTAATAATGCATTTCATGTATATCCTAGACCAGGAAGTAGTGAGCAAGATAATAAAATAAGACTAATGTTGGGCATGTTCCCAGCAGATTTACAATCAGATTCTGATAAAAATAGTATAACAAAAAGCTATCCTCAAGCATTAATAACATATACAGCAGCATTATTTTGGGGACTACACATGAATGATGTAACAAGAGCACAACAGTTTTTAACAACAGCACAGCTGTTGTTAGCTAGTTTTGCTAAACAAGATGAAATAAACAAGTTGGTTAATATAACCATGAAATTACCGTAGGAGGAACAATGGCAAACGCAATATACCCAAAAGCAAAAGAGGCTTTTTTAAATGGAGAGATAGACCTTACTGATAATACTATCAAAGTAGCTCTTGTAGATACAGGTACATATACCTATAGTACAGCACATGATTTCTACAATGATGTATCTGGAGTATTAGGTACACCTGTAGCACTATCAAGTAAAAGTGTAACATCAGGAGTATTTGACGCAGCAGACTGTACATTTACTACACCAACAGCAGGCACATCTATTGAAGCTTTAATTATTTATAAAGATACTGGTAACACAGCAACAAGTAATTTAATAGCTTATATAGATACAGGAACGGGATTACCGTTTACTTCAAATGGAGCAGATATAGATATTGTTTGGGACTCTGGTTCTAACAAAATCTTTGCAATATAATGAGAAAAAGAGGTAACAATGGCAATAGCAGGAAATAAAGCAACAACGGCAAGAATAGATGCTGACGCTGTAACAGGAGCCAAGATAGCGGATGACGCTATTAACTCAGAGCATTATACTGATGGTAGTATAGACAATGCTCATATAGCAGATGACCAGATAAATTCAGAACATTATGCAGATGGAAGTATAGATACAGCTCACATAGCTGATGACCAAGTAACCTATGCTAAAATGCAACATACAAGTACAGCTAATAGAGTATTAGGTGCAGCTAGTGCAGGGGCTATAAGTGAAGTACAAGTAGCTACAGCTATGATAGCAGCAGACGCAGTTAATGGAGATAAACTAGCAGATGATGCATGTAATAGTGAGCACTATACGGATGGTTCTATTGACACAGCTCACATTGCTGATTCACAAGTAACAGCTGATAAGTTAGCATCCAATGCTGTAACTAATGCTAAGATGGCAGATAATGCAGTAGACTCAGCAGAAATTGCCAGTGGAGCTATTGATACTGCACATATTGCAGATAACCAAGTTACAGTAGCCAAATTAGTTGATTTAGCTAGAGGTAGTATTGTTATAGGTAATGCTTCCGCAGCTTCAGCAGAGTTAACTAAAGGTAGTGCTAATACAGTATTAACTTCTGACGGAACAGATATTTCATGGGCAGCTGCTGCAGGAACTGTAGTTTTCTTAGTAGAAAATAGTGTAGCAGGTGGAGTTCATCTTAGTACAGCATTTAGTTCAACATACATTACAAGTACATACGAAAGATATTTAATAACATTTCAAGATTTAGATTTTAACA